TCCAATGACCTGTCCGATGTCAATTTTTCAAGCATCCGTTCCGGCAAAATAGACGAGCGGGATATATATAGATTCATGCAAAAGTGGTTCATCCGCAAAACTCTAAAAAAAATATATCCGCTTTGGTTAGACACCAGTTTAATGGTGGAGGCTATTCAATTAGATTCGGTCAAAACCCTGCCTTATACAAAATTTAATAAATTCAATGCAGCTACATGGCAGCCGAGAGGTTTTGATTGGGTTGATCCAAAAAATGACATTGAGGCGGACATGGTAGCGGTCAACTTCGGACTTAAAACACGAACA